GGTTTTGCTTATTGTCATTCGTTCGCCTCAATACCCAAAATCTTTCGCACCTGAGCCAGCAACTCAAGCTCTGTTCCGAAATTAGCCTCCCACGTCTTCTGCCCGGCATGGATGGCAACGCCGTGGCCGCCATGCTGGTGGTGCATTGGGCAAAGCGGGATCACCTCGTAATTGCTCGCGCGCTGGCTCATGCCCTGCCCTGCGCGGATATGGTGACAGCAGGCCGGCGTCTCGACAAAGGATTCATTCCAACAGACGATGCAGCCGATTGATGCTACCCGGTCAAGATGTGCCTTTTCGGCTTTGGTGGTCATGCGAAAGAGCCGAGATTGTCAGCAGCAGCCATAGCATCCTGTTCGGTTTCAAAGTGGCTCGACAGCACCAGCCTCCAGCAGACGGCGAAAACATCGCGGTACAGTGCCGAGAACGCAGTCTCATCCATCGCAGACCACGCAATGGACTTGGCCTCTTTGCGGATCCCGGCCGGCGTCTGCACCAGTGCGAAATGCCCGGCTTCGACCGTGACCCATTCTCTGAATGCTTCGCGCGACTTGTCGACAACTGGAAATTTCTCAGCCCGATCCGCCTCCAGCTTTTCGATATACGCCTCACAGGCAGCCAGAACGCCGTCAGGGCGCGTAGTGTGTGAAGCCATGAAACGGGCTAGCCCTTTGATGCCGCGCAGCTCTTGGGTGGGTATCAGGCCGCCAACTGGCTCGTAGTATTCGAACGCCAGGGACAACATGGCGAAAAACTTGCCATGGAAAGCCGCATTCCGCATCTTGGCGTACTTGCCGTGTATGACTTGGCCGAGCTTCCACTGAGACACAATCTCGCGATCAGCCTCGGTTGCTGGAACCAGGCCGTTGGCGGCGCGGATTAGGGCAAGGTCAGCCACGGTCTGCCTGCTTCCGGTATCCAAGATCATACATACGGCGCGCTTGGTTCATGGAGCTTGGCGCTTGGTCGCTGCCCCTGCCCATTTCGAATACCAGCGTCTTTGCGAATAATTCCCGCTCTTCGGCCGCGATCTGTTCGGCCGTGCGGAGCGGTCGCATCCATCCGCCTTCGCCTCTGTAGCACGCCTGATATTCGCCGGTATCAACCATGCAAAACTCAACCCCCTCTGGCTGCATTCCCTTGTGGATAACTGTCCCATGGTGCCAAGTGTCAGGGTCTACCGCAAAGCGGCATTCGAGAATAGTACCAACCGGAGGCAGGCCGGCGCCGGTCCAGGATTGCGGGCGCTCAGCTACCAGCCGCCACAAGTTGCCAGGAATAATCATGTCGGCAATCTCTCCGCGGTAAATGCTGCCGACTTCTTGTCGGCGAGATATACCGCCAAACTCCTCGACAAAATAAAACCGATCACCGTCAGAAGAGTATGCGGTAACCACTGCACCAGCCCATTCAGGAGCCTTTGCCCAAAATTCTGCGTTCGAGTAATCAATCCCACTCATTGGGTCGCACTCCAGTTTTCAGCGTTGCGGGCAAGCCCTTTGATGGCGTTCCAAAACAGCCATGCCGGCTCGTGCGCGGTTTTCAACTCATGCGCGCTCAGATCGTGGGCTATGCGCCAGCCGCCTACGTCAGCGATAAGCGTGAAGCCGAGGTCGTTTCGTTCGCAATACCATAGGACGGTCATACGGACAGCTCCATGACGATAATTGGCTCGTACCAGTCAGCCACGAACAGGACACGAGCTCGCTTGTGATTCGGCCCCATGCCGCTTATCGCGCCGATCATGGCCGCCTTTGCATCTCCCGCCTGATACACCTCATCCCACAAGCGATGGCCGCGCAGGCGTATCTGGCCGTAGTAGGTGCCCTTCGGGGCGTGGATGTGGATTTTGTTCATAGCGCGCCACCCCACAAAATCGCGATCCCGCAAACAGCCAGCGCCCAGATGGTCGTCGCCGTGCCGATGATCGCAAAGGCGAGAAAGTAGCTGCGGGAATCGTCTTGATTTTTCATGCAGTCACCCCGTCATGTGGATTGATCGTCATTTGTGAATCGTGGCAGGCGCTGACGGACGCTTTTCGGATGCCTCCTAGCCACACGAATATTTAAGCGGCTAATTGTGATTACGTCAAGCATCCATGTAGGCCGCTATGAATTCTTTCGCCGCCGAAGCGTTGACGGCGTTTCCGTAGGCGCGCAGGCGTCCCACTCGGGTGGTAGCCCCATTAGCCAGCGGGAATGAGCCGGGTCTAACTGGCCGCCACTTTCCATCCCGGCATCCGAGCCAGTCAGCTTCTCGCCAGAAGCCGTTAACCGGACCGGGCCGCATATCGCCGCAGCTATGCACAGGTCTTGCGGCGATCCCTTGCGCGCTATCTCCGACAGACTGCCCTCCGCCGTCCTTACGTTCTTCTCGCCGTCCGCCGCCCTGGTGGTCGGCCATCCGGCCAGCGTGAATGCCTGCTCCGATAGCGGCTTCCCCCTTGACTGCTCCGCCCGCTCGGCCAAGAATTCCGCGCTCGCGCTCGCGCTCACCCAATCCCTGGCTGCCGGCGTGGCCCACCCAGTAAGCCCTGTCGCGGATATGCGGCGCGCCGACGCCCGCAGACGGGAACGGGACAGCCCCGAAGGCGTAGCCCATGGCTTCCACGTCAGCGTGTACAAGGTCGACCCAAGGCCCGACAGCCTTGCTTGCAACCTGCTCTCCAATGACGACTGGAGGCGCGCACTGCTTGATGAGCCAGGCAAAACTTGGCCACAGATGCCTTGGGTCCGCAAACCCAGCTCCAGCGCCTGCCGCGCTGAAAGGTTGGCACGGACAGGAACCGGTCCAAACAGGTCGATCATCGGGCCATCCGGCTTGACGCAGGGCATAGGACCAGACGCCGATCCCGGCGAAGAAATGGCACTGCGTGAATTCTCGCAAGTCATCTGGATGCACATCCTCGATCGATCGTTCATCGACAACGCCTGGCGCGATATGGCCGGCGCTGATTAGGTTCCGCAGCCACTGGGCAGCGTACGGGTCGATTTCGTTGTAATACGCGGCCACGGTTATGACTCAACCGCAGACAAATACGCCCGGCAGCCATATTTTCCATCGAGCGTACCGCCATCGTCCTTGCTCAGCCGTCGCGCGATCTTGCCTTGATGCACGATTATCATCTGATCGTCTACGCTGTCCACGATCCAATCGCCTGAATCGCGCTGGTTGCTGGCCAGGCGTACTCGGTCTCCGAATTTCAGGGTGTCGAGGAAGTGCCTACCCGGACGAATCATCTTGTGCACCTCGGAGCTGATTGCGGATCTTGGCCAGGGCTGATTGCCCGACCTCGGGTGTGGTTCTCGCGCTGACGGTTTCAGGCAGAGCCAGCGGCATGGATTTCAGCGGCTCGCCAGCCATCACCATCCGAACGGCTATCGCGTAGTTGCGCTCGAACAGCTTGCGACTGGTCGGCATCGGCAGCGTGTTCAGGTTGTAAAACCCGGTCTCGACCGCGGCGTGATATACCGCGTTGTGTGACCATTTCGTGATGCCGGCCATGCACGGGTGCGCGTTGCGGCACGCCTCGCGATAGGCTTTCTCATCGTCGGGCAATCCGAAGTCGGCAGGGCTCGGCTCGCACATGGCACGGAAGTCGGGAAGGCTTGGCGGCCAGGGCATCGTCGACGCGGCGCACTTGTTCACGCCGATAGCGATCTCGTTGGCGCTCAGTTTGCCAAGGCCTTTCGCCCAGGTTGCCAGCGGCGAGTCACCGTACTGGCTTGTCCACTTGTGCCCGAATATCTCCGTCATGCGCAGCCACAGGCGATCCATGATCGGATCAGTTTGCTCGGGAGTATTCGCCTTCGATGAATCCGTCGCCAGGCTCTGTCTCGACGACTCTTTGGCGCTGGCACTCTCGCTCAGCCGCTTTAGCTGCGACTCGTTCAACGGCAGAGAGTGGCCGACTTCTTTCGGTGTTTGTTCCATGGATCACCTCCGGTTGCCAGGATGCCTTGAATCCGGCCCAGTTGTTGTTTGCAGCTCGTTCGATGGCCTGGGCGAGCGTTATGCCTGCTTTGTCCGCCTCACGCTGTACCCCTGTTAACGCCGTTGGCGTCAGTGGGGCGCGCTTGGTCTTGCGGACTGCCATCCAGTCCTTGGCGTGCTGCTCGTCAACACCCATTCCGACAAGCTGTTTCACCGTGATATTTTTCACGCGCTCAGGCTTGTCCTGTGCGCAATGCTTTTGATCTTGATCTTTTAATTCTTGTACTTCTTGTATGTGGTTGCTTGTTGGTTGCTTGTTGGTTGTTTGCTGGTCATCTGCTGGTTTTTCCTCTTGGTACTTTTGCCAATTCACGATTGAAATGATTGAATATTTTGTCGTTGATTTGATGGTTATTTGTTGGAGCGTTTGCAGCGCGTTTAATGACGATCTGATAACGGCCTCCGACACCCCTGTTTTGGCACTGAAAGCCTTCCTTCCGAACACCATCTGACCCGGCTCAAGGTCGACAACCTGGCGACCAACGAGAACACTTGCCGGCTTGTGCGTGGCATCCATCAGTAGATGGATCCACACGGACAGGAAGTCGGGTTTTGAGGCAATAGCGCTGGTCGATAGACTTCGATGAAGCTTGACCCAGCCAGCCATATCATTCCCCCGTCCTTAGCGCGCTGCGGCCAAGTGCGCGGATCTGCCGCTTTGCCCGGCCAAGCTCCTGCCGGCATGCCTTGCGCTGATTGATCAGCAGCCAAGCGCGATGGCAGTGCGGGCAGCCGTATTCACCGGTTAGGTATTCCTCCTGCTCTTCGGTATCAAGCGCCTCGCCAAAATCGTCCTGCTCATGGTAAGCGGCCCATAGGTGGTTTTTGATCCTGCCTTTTGCATCCCACCATTTCGCCGACTCTTTGGCTCCGCTTTCGATATCCATCGCCTTTTGCGTGTCCGGGCAATTGCCTATCTCCGACCCTATCCGCATGCTCAGCGCATCCACTGCCTGCCGCGCCTTTTCGTGCCGGATGATCGCGGCCAAGGCGCGCTGTTCGATTGTGTCGGCCATGGCCTAATCCTCGCCGAGCTTGATGAACTCGCTCGCCGCCATACCAAACGCCGCCGCCAGCTTTCCCAAGGTTTCGCCTGTGCATGACGTCTGCGAGGCCAGTTGGCTGACACTGGCGGGCTTGACGCCCATCACTTCGGCCAATTCCTTCTGTTTCATGTCGCGCATTGCCAGCGCCACCTTGATGCTCTTGCCTACGTTCATTTGCGCCCCTCGGCTGTTTCCGTGTTTTCTCAATAGTAGGCGCTAAATTCGCATTTTGCAAAGGTGCCATATGATTATCGTCTTTTTCCTAATTCAGTGCTTGACGCACAACCGGGCATCGCCTAGATTTGGATCACCAGCAACGACAACCGCCTGAGGTACATGCAATGACTGGATACGATAAATACGCAATCTCGAACCTGATCGGGAAAACCATCACGGCCATTGACGGGATGGTGGCCGGGTCTTATTCGGTTGGATTCACCTGCTCGGACGGCTCTGTTTTCAAGATGCACCACCAGCAGGCTTGCTGCGAAAGCGTCGACCTCAATGACGTAGAGGGCGACGTTTCTGACTTGATCGGCTCGCCGGTTATCGTCGCGGAAGAGGCAAGCAGCGACGATATGCCGCCTCCGGATGGCGCATATGCCGAGAGCTACACCTGGACTTTTTACCGGCTGGCGACCGCGAAGGGCTTTGTTGTCCTGCGCTGGTTTGGCGGGTCGAACGGCTGGTACTCGGAAGGCGTAGATTTCGAACAGACTGTAATTCCAAAGGGCACGACCATGTAACCGGACGCCAGGGCAGGCCGCAGCGATGCCCACAGCCAATAGCCCTGTAGCGTGATGGCCGGCAGGGCTTTAAAAACCAACGGAGATAAATCGAAATGGCGCGCAAGAAAACCGAGAAAACAGAAACAATCACGTCCTACAAGGGGTTTGATTCCAATCTGCAATGCCGCGGATACCAGTTCGAAATAGGCAAAACCTACACGCACGATGGCAAGGTCGAAGCTTGCGCGTCAGGTTTTCACGCCTGCGAATACCCGCTCGATGTTTTCGCATACTACCCGCCAGCCGGCAGTCGCTTTGCCGTGGGGGAACAGTCTGGCGATCTGAGTCGCCATGACGATGACTCTAAGGTCGCCAGCCGCAATATTTCAATCAAAGCGGAGCTGTCTATTGCCGGACTGGTCAAGGCGGCAATCGAATACACATCAACCCGCTGTATGCCCATTGATCCTGAGTCCCACGCGTCCAGCACTGGCTACCAGAGTGCGGCGTCCAGCACTGGCGACCAGAGTGCGGCGTCCAGCACTGGCTACCAGAGTGCGGCGTCCAGCACTGGCGACCAGAGTGCGGCGTCCAGCACTGGCGACCAGAGTGCGGCGTCCAGCACTGGCTACCAGAGTGCGGCG